GGGGTAAGTAAGGTACAATAATAAACAGGGCTCTTCTGAGCCAGATAGAATTTAAAGTAAACATTACAAATATAAATTAGTAAGGGGAAAATTTCGGTGGAGCTTGACCACCTTTAAAACCTTATAAATATATAATTGTAATGGTGGATTGCTCCGTTTGCCTAGCAAACAACACAGCCTTAGTTCTGTGTCAAAAATTCTTTGATTATGCCACCGCGATGCGATGAACAAGTGGTGCGCCGATATAGTAAAAGAATGTAAAATCGTCAGCGCAAGCGGTATACTGGTGGTAGGTATAACTATAGTCGCCATAACCCTTAATAAGCACCACAACGCCACGACCGCTATCGTAATTAGTAACTTGGCTCATGGTAGTATAAAACCTAAGCCTATCAGAGTATGGTACGGTAAACTCAACAACCTGCGCCTCTCCAGCAGCGACCTTTGGTGCGACGTAGTGACCTTCCCAACCACCTGAAAGGAACGTCAACGAGTTATAAGTATCAATAGCGTAATCGCCAAAAGTCTTTGGCGACACGTTACCCGGCATGATTTGAATAGTAGCTGCCGTACTATTGTCTTGTTGGATTAGTTTCTTACGGATACCACCTTTCCATGACGCGAATGAGGGCGCGAAATACGTAAAGAAAGTGAATGGCTCAAGATTGAGTCTCACAATACCTCCAGTCGCCGCGCAGTATCCGGTTTGATTGGGGACTGCACGTATACCCTTGTAGGTAACATCAGTAGATACTGTTGGGAGTACAAACGGCTTCTCATACATATACCTCTTAGAAAGCTGCCTAAGCGACTGTATACGCTCGCTAAACAAGTTAATTGAGAGTGCATCACTATCAAGTACTGCACTAGTTGCCCAGTTTTCATAGGCAACTGCAGGGGGTGCAGCGCCTTCAGCAGCAGAAGGAAACCACGATGCAAAGTACGTTTGGTTCCTCAGCGACAACGACGTTGGCTGCGCAACTTCGAAATCGGGTCCGGCGGCATTATAAACAAGGATATTGACCGACGTGACAGCAGACCCACACCTAAGAGGATTAAGCACCTTAACGTATATTGTGCCCCAATTCGCCTTGGCACCTCCTATAAGCGTAGTTGGAATATTGGTGCCAAAGAACCTGGCGGTACCAAATGGTATCTCAACCTCAATCTCCTGTTGCTGTGCTATGTCAACCACCCAATTAAGCGTCACATTGGTTGGGTCTATAGCAACAAGCGTTGAGGGCTCATAGATAATCTGAACACGACCAGTATGAAACTTAGATACACAAAATGTAAACCTATATCGTATAGTGCCACGCACATAAGCAAATGGTGCTGTTAGGTACGCTAGATTCGTTAGTGCTATTGGGTATGATGTGCTAGTACATAAACTTGGGCCATTTACGTATGATGCAACAGTGTCTAGTGCAACAGCAGTATCATTCCACGTAAGAACCTGGCACAAACTTGGCCTCTTAAGCAGGTTAGCAAGTACCATCTCATCTTCTGATGGTAAACCTACAGTTCCAGGGTCAATAGACACTTGTGCTGTCTTAGTTAACGCGAGTACCATAGTATTGTCAACTCCCTCAGCATTAATGGTACTTCCCACAACTCTACGTTGCATTAATCCTGGCTCGGCCACTTGAGGGGGACGTGAGTATCCAAGCGCAGCGGCAACACTTGCACCTACCTTGGCTGCCATGCCCGTCGCAGTGGCATATGGTCCAATAATAGGCACATTTGACAACTTGTGTGATATCTTTGAAAGGGCATGCAGCGGAGCAGAAATTGCCCCCTTAAATTCCTTGGATGTAGGATAAGCAGGAACATTAGTCGTATTGTACATTAATGTTGGGTTAATCATCTCTGCGTACACAGTTATATCACAGTATGGCGTGACCGTGGACACCGTATTAAGTAACGCAGCCTGAGTTCCTACAATGTATCCTAAGCTCTTGGCAGCAGTGACAGCACGCTCATCCTGTTGGTGCTCTGGTATGTTAAACTCAACAACAGAATTCGCTGAAGGATCAATTGTGCAAAAACATGGCAAGGTGCTAATCCTAGCTGGTGAAGAAGCAGCAGCATTGATGTACATGGGATCAGTAGCTGCCAACGGCCAATATGCCATAAAATAACGGCCATATTGGTATGGTGAACCATTAGTAACTATCTTAATCTTTAATCCTCCTGTGCGCAACAGGAAAAAGTTGGCAAGCTTGCGAGAAACCGATACCTGACCCAACAGAAGAGCCCATGGGTCCTCAGCGAAATTGAGGCCTGCAGTTGTCCATTGGAAGTATTTAATCTTAACTGGGCGTCTAAGATATTCGTAGATGTCTGAGTTAACACTCCCTACAAAAGGGGTTCTATCAACAGACACGCTCCCGGTGACTTGCGCATCATCGGTCGCATCATAGAAAGTAACTACTTCCCTCTCGTCTGCATCTATATCATCTCTCATGGAGCCAGCCCCGAGCATAGCAGCACCTCCTGCCATAATGGGCTTCTCCACTGTCGTTTGTAATCCTTGGCCGTCCGACGTAACGGCAAAGTCAGATGTTGTATTTGGAATCATTGTTGGATTTACGTGAGTGGACCTCTGAAGTCCACCCATATTTGGTATATTTAAAATGCTAGAAATTCGACTGTAAAACAAATGGGTGAATTATTCCATTTGAGTAAGGTCTGCGGTGCCACCCGCGGATGCCCCCACATGTGGGGCGGCTCAAGGTGTAGCTGCAATGCGTAATTAAGACCATCTACGCACCAGATCTTGCACCAGGGGGAAACTTTACTGTAGTCTCCCATAACAGGAACGATGTTTTACGTCATCACGGACGATAGGGCACTTCACTGTAGTACCCCGCAACAGGTTCGATGTTTAACGTCGTCGCCGACGTGTGCATGACATTTGACATTATCCCCTGCCGCCCCTCGGCGGCCGAGACCCTAGACGTAATCAGTGATCAACACACCATCCAAATACTGCTGCGCCAATTCGTCAAAGGTAAACCATTTACCATTAATGATTGAAATATCAATCCCTGCAAGCTCAGCCATCTGCCTTAACGCTGGGACACGCTCATCAAAGACACCACGGCCATGGAAGAAATATTGCTTCTGTGCATCATATACATTACTGGCCTCGACACCTTTCCTGGTCTCCTCAGGCGCTGATGTAAACATAACACTTCTAGCAATTGAGTTCTCATCCAAGGGGCATAGCACCACACGTTTCCCAAATAGTGTGGTATCCAGAAACCCTCGCTTGAGGAACGTAATCTCCTCATCAGGGGTGAATGCAAGTAGTTCATCAGTCTTTGACGCGGAAGTGATCTTGATATTATAATCTAACAATACCTCCCGCATTCGCAATTGGCTAAACCATTCCATGGCTGTATTACTGGTATTATCGTCACCATAAGTCATCAACCAATTCCAAGCGGCGAATCTCATATTGAAATCGCTGGCATCAACCTCATCTGCTGAAAACCAAACGACCCTATACAACATACTTACGACAAAACAACCTAGATCAGTAGTTCCAAACATGCCCGATGGTATTCCAGAATGTGGCTCAAAGATTTCCTCACCAATGAGTATATACATCCAAAGGAATTCCTCAAACAAATGGTGTACAACAAGATTATGGATCCGGTCAACCTTAAGGATCTCCATAACTCTCTCAAGTACGTTATGAAATTTCTCTTTAATGATATACTTGACCCAAAGGTCAAAATTCTCAAAATCGAGACACTTACGAAACTTTCTCAAGAATAGAAGATCGCGCTTAACTGCCCACTCTGGACCCTGGCAGTTAATACCAATGGCTGATTCAAATACTTCTCCATGTTGATGCATGTATGCAAGGATCGGACCTAGGAACTGTTTTGCCGCTAGGTATGCGAAGAAAGACCCACCGAAGAAGATCCTATTTTTCCCCATGACATGTTTCTTCTCGCTAACAATCTCATCTTTGACACTCGCCTTAAAAGGTGACATGGGTGCAGTGCCATCAACAAGCTTCGTGATGTAGTCCTGGTAGGCATAAAGATACTCCTTCTTCAAGCACCGCTTGCCTTCCTTCTCCACAATGTGGTCCTTAATCTTACCTTTGAAACCATAACCGGCCGACGAATTAAGATTTACACTGGTTAGACCCTCAACCCCATTAAGCACTTCCATAAGGCTCGCTCTACCTTGCGGCCGCTCTGGTACTGGCAGCTTATCAAGACTAGTTAAGTAATCCCTAAGACAGACATCTATCAGTGCGGATGGTGGCTCACACGAACGAACGTTAAGCGTCCCAATTGGCCACATCAAGGGCGACTTCCATGCAACATATTCAACCTCACCTTCAGTGAATTTCTTAATACGCGGCTGCAAGTCAGGTATACACCATGTCTTGGAGGTGAATTCGCCAATCCTAAGCGTGGACATAGGTCCACGATGCACCCCGTGCATGTTATTCAGTGCAGTACTAACGTACATTGTCTTACTTGCAGAACGACTATAGTCTCCGACTCGACCAATAACGTTCATAGGACCTGGGTCGATATTATTGCTTAGTGAGAATTCAGTGGTATCTGCCGCCACGAGTTCTGCTTTTATAGGTCTAAAAGGAAAACTCATAGACGTACCATACAAGATCGCCTCATTCTCACCTGGTAAATCTGGTATGAAACCAAAGTACGTATGCACGTCGAGTGCTGATCTACACAAGTCTGGTAAATGCGCCGCCGTAGACGCAGTCTGAATACCGAGGATCTTATGGGTATCACGTGTGACTAATAAAGCTCCTGATTCACCAACTGACCCATGGTGGCGCGCTGACCAGCATGCTTGATCATAAGTGTGACCACCATTCTGCCATCGTGCGGTAGTCAAAGTAACATCCAATTCAGTTCTGGTCACCCCTATGTCAGTAAATCTAAATAGTAGAGCCTTCTCAACGTGTACCTCACCAACAAACTCATGTATGACATACTTCCGCAATTTAGGCCGTGGGCTAGTAGGCTTAAACACGAAGAACAGGCAATCAACATTGGGTGGTTGGTAACACTCCATCCCACTAAGTATGACAGTATTTGTAGTACCACTCTCAAATGTCAGCTCAATGCCGACCGTATCATGTGACCCCGCAAAGCCCACCGGAAAGGCATGCGCTACAGTTACGACGGTACGCTCATTGAGAAAACAACCTGTAATCTTAGTCTTACCCTTCTCGCCCGTAAGAATGATACTACACATGTTATTACGTACTACCTTGAGGAACGAATCAGGCGTTGTCATGGCCTGAGTAGGGGGCAACTGGCGATTTACAGGATTCGGTCGTCTACGCACATCTGGGCCAGTGATCGGATAATAATTACCTGCGAGAACGTCGACCTTCCCTTCCGCATAATCTGCGTTATATACGGTAGTAACACCACCAATCGTCATCTCTAGCCCCGTAGGTGCCGGCTTTGTAGCTCGGTACAATTTAACGGCCGCATACATCGCACATGCACTGGCCAAAACTCCGGATAAGACCTTCACACTATCAACTATTAAGGGGTTCTGCATCAAAATTCTATGCTTAACTGCTTGCGCAAGACGCGACCTATTATCACTAACGGTCATGGTATCAAGAATAGCAGCACTTTCCTCTAACACATTACCAGGTTTGGGCCTATACCATCGCAATATGAAGAAAAGTACTATAGCATGATAGTAGTACATGATAACGTGCCACAACTGGTCGGTTCTAACATACGAAGACGTTGGGGTAGCAACGTTAGGACTCTGGATAGGGAAAGGGCAGCAACCGCACTGGCTACGACCACACTGATCACAAAGCCTAGTTTCAGTAAAAATTGCGGCGTTACTAGCCTGTACAATAAGCGAATGTGATTTAAACTTAACATACTCATTTTCAATAATCTGAAAAGCTTCATCCCACTCATACCATACATGACCATCAACTTCCTTAAAGGGTTTACTAGGGTCGATAATCTTAACTTCTGTAATACCTTGCGGATCGTCTTGTGAGTTCGACAACTCGCGCATTAACGGCATAAACAAAAGTGCAGCATTAATGTCATGGCCTACAAGCTTCGCCTTATCAAGGATTGGTATATCGTTCGGGCTATTGCGTGGTTTCGCAAACTCATCTTTAACTCGCACCAAAATAAGATACACAATCCTACGGAGAGCAGCAGCGCCAACGACATATTCCTTATACAAGCCAAGATTCCTAACATTGGATGTGAGAACTATCGCGTACGGTTCATACATGAATTTTCCCTTATCCTGTGCTTCAGCCATAATGGCTGGTTGTGTCATACAACCGACAATTGATAACAAGCTAGTCATAGACGTGGCTGCACCTGGAACATAAGGTTCAGCTCCTGCGTCATCTATGAAGAAGAACCGTTGTCCTGTAAAACCACTAGCGTACTTATCTCCACTCACCTTACTCCAAACATTCTGTGGGCCGGGGGTATACCCCTCATGACATTGCATAATGGCGAGTGCCTGCAATGCACACCTAGTCTTTGCAACAGAAGGAGGGCCTTGAAATTGAATAACAAAAGGTGGCCTACTTGGGGTGCAAGAACTCACGTTCTTTTCAGCTAACTTGACGCCCTCGCGCATTTTCTCTATCCACTTAGAGAAATTAAGCATCGAGCTCTTCGATACACGATGGAAAAGCATCCTTGACTTAACTGCATCTTCCCAACTCTCGATTCTAGGCTTAAGCTCATTGAGGTCATCCTTAGTTTGTACCTCGGATAAACACGTCAACAACTCAAGCTGCTCTAGAAATAACTTCGAATCTGGGTCTCCATACAGAAGATCATTAACATCTCCACTATTGTAAAAACAGTAGAAATTGTCAACAATCGCCTTGCCTGCTGCTAAAATATCAGCAATCAAGTCACCCGACACCGCAAACAACGATACTTTCTCTACAATAACAGCGATATGTTCAAAGCGAGTCTTAAAGTAAGCTGAAGTGAGCATAGCTACGATCCAACAACCTATCTTATGAACATGCTTGTATATCGGTGAACTCTTGAGATCTTCAAGCGTCATAGATGTGGGTGTTGGCCCAAGCTCATTCACGGTAATACTCACTGATTCAAATAAAGTAGAAAAGAAAGCTGGCGTATCATGCAGCTTCTTCACGATGGCCGTATATGTATCCTCAGATATACCTCGGTATATATCTGGGAACATAGCGCGAAACAATAATATAAGCTGGATAGGCCTATCCGATGCAGCAGAGTTGTAAATTGAACGCATACTTGAAATGAAGAGGCCTCCATCAACAATAGTCGACATCGTCATACTAGTAGGGAATGCGTACTTTGCATCTCTAGCAATGGCACGGGTTTGGGTGCGATTCTTCGACTTCTTATCAGCACTATATGACAACAGTCTGTCTTTATCCTTGGCAACCTGGGCTTTGTTAAACTTCTTATTAAACTTAGTTGAATGCTTAAGGACATCAAGCAACTTCTTTTCGGTTGCGTCAGGTTCCGCCACCTCAAAGCGACTGGTGCCAAAATTATAGTTAGATTGCATTAACACATAATCATCGCCGTAAACATAAGTCGCAACACCATAT